CACCCCATGCCCGAGGTCTTCGCCATGATCGTTTACCCCTTCTGCTTTTCGTCGCTGAGCTTCGACTGATGCTCCGCAAAGTCGTCCACCCAGTCGGCCGCGTTCGCGTGCCGCTTGGCCTCGGTGCGGCGCGGGTTGCCCCGGTGGTCGCCGTCCTGCACCACGTACAGCTCCGGCCGGTCCAGGCGCGTCCGGTGCTCACCCACCTGGAAGCAGGGCTGTCCGGCCTCGAACACCAGATAGGTCTCACCCTCGGTGACATGCAGTTCGCGGTACCGGCGCCCCGAGGTCTTCGCGGCATGGAGCAGCTCGGGCGAGAGTTGCTGCACGCGCACCTGCCAGCCCTTGAGGAAGTCGGGGCAGCCCACCTCGGCGCAACTGGCCGGACGGAAGTGCGTCGCCGCGGGGGCGACGATCCGGTACGTCTTGTACGCAGCCGCTGGCATGGCCGGTTCGAGGCGGAACACGGGGCGCTCCACTAGAACACCGTGGCCGTGTCGTTGCGGTTCACGGAAACCGCGAACACCGCGTTGGAGAACGTCCCCGTGGTGACCACCCTCAGATAGCGTTCGACGGTCTGCCCGGCCGCCGTCGCGATGCGCTGCGAGGTGATGCCCGTGGCGGCCGTGAAGCCGCCGCCCGTGACGTCGGCGAAGGCGTCACCGGCCCCGTTGTCGCTGGACTCCTGGAGCTTGACCGTCACCGACGTCCCGGTGAACGCGAAGACGTGCAGGTAGGCCTGCAACCCGAAGGCGGTCGATCCGGTCCCGAAGTCGACGCTCGTGCCGTTGGTGGCGGTGGTGTCGGTGCGCATCCCCGCCGTCATCGACGCGCCCCATTCGAGGCCGTATCCGTTGGCCTGGGCCTCGACCGCGAATGTGAACGCGCCGTCATCGCCGCGCGTGCCGTCGTAGTTGACCTGCTTGGCCACGAGGTTCGCGGACGCGCCACCCAGTGCCGTACCCCGGAAGTACGACACGATCACGTCCGTGGTGGGCAGCGTCGACAGGCGGGCGTGCTCGCCCGTGAGTGCCGTCGGGTTGAAGTAGGCCATGAAGGACATCGAGCCGTCGCGGCGGCCGCCGATCCGCTCGTAGGCGCTCTTGTCGATGCCGGTGACGACGAGCGGGCTGACGCTCCCGCTGATGCTGGACAGGCTGCCGATATCGCCGGACAGGTCATAGCCCGCGACGTAGCAGTTGTCGCCGAGCCCGCTTGCTTTTGCCATCAGGAAGTCGCCCTTTCCAACTGCTCGTTGATGACCTCGCCGGCCAGGCGCTGGAGCGTCGCGTCATCCACGTCGTGGCACGCCGCCGGCCGGGATCCCTTGGCGCCGGTAGTGGCGGCCTGTTCGTACTGCGCGGTGAGTGCGGCCTTGCATGCGGCGAGGTCGGGCGTGTGGGCGCGCTGCCACAGCACGACACCCTCGACGGCGCCCGCGATCACCAGGACGGTTACGACGGCGGTGTAGATCTTCCAGAACTTGGACATGGGTGCCCTCCCCGGGGTGCGCCCGCCGCTGGCCTCGCGCTGGCGGTCGGGATGGGCACACCGTGCCATCCGGGACGGCCATGTCGTCATAGGAGGGGTCATGGCGTTTGCCCCCACGCGTCATTGATGATGAGCGGGAGGTTGATCGTCATGACCCGGAACACGGTGCTGCCTAGCCCGAGGTAGCCCGCTCGCATCTGCAACGGGTCACCAAACGCGCCGAGAAGGTCCACAGCCCAAAGCGCTCCGCCGAGTTCGAAGTCGCCGGAATAGGCGGTCCACAGAGCGTCGACCGCAGCGAGTACCCGGCCGTCGATGTCGTCTGCCGGTTCCTGGTCGGCGGGTGTCATGATGCGCACCGACAGCACGAGCCGGCCGGTGGTTGCGGCCAGCCCGGACGCGCCGGGGACGGGAGCAAGGCCCTCGGTCCAGAACGCGGCATACAGGCCGTTGCCGGGGGCCGACTTGGGTTCGTGGGTCAGCACCTGCTCGAACAGGCCCGTCGCCGATGCGTGCGCCACCAGGCGGGAGAATAGGGTGCTCGTGTCGAGGGTCATCACATCCTCCCGACGTGGCGGCGCAGCAGGCGCTGGGCGATGCCGTGGGCCTGCCGGTCGATGAGCGCCTTCGTGCGGCGGAAGGTGGAGTAGCCGCGGAAGCGGGTGACCGGAGCATTGCGGCTTCCGGTGCCTTCGAGCCAGGGGCCGTAGATGATGCCGCCGTCGTTGACTTCGTAGCCGCCGCGACTGGAGCGCTCAACGCGGATGTGCGACAGGTAGTAGCCCGTCGGGTGCTGGAGGACCGTGCCGAGGCGCTCACGCACCATGTCCTCGGCGCGGGTGGCGACCGCGTAGTTGGCCTGGTCGCAGTACTGCGCGGCGGCGCGTTGCGCCCGCCCGTCGAACATGGGGCCGGAGGCGTTGACGTTGACGCGGACATCGAATCCAGGCATGTCAGACCGCCCTCTTCCGCGCTTTGCGACCGCACTCGTTGTAGGCGGAGTCCCGTAGGTCGGCGAGGCCGCGGCCGAACACTTCGCGTTCGTTGTCGCCGGAGCCAGCGGTGCGCGCGTAGCCGGTCTGGCCTTGCTTGAGGTCGGTCAACGCTTCGGCGATGGTTAGCTGCCGGACCGGGCCGGGCGCATCCCATCGGTTGACGGCCGCGGCGAGGGAGTGCGTGGCGGCGGTGGTGCCGAGCGCGCCTCGGGTGACGGTGAGGACGCGGGGGGCGTAGATGGTGGATCCAGCGTGGGCGGCGATCGTCGACCCGTCCCACGCGCGCTTGCCGACGAGGTTGTTGCCCGCGATGTCGTCAACGCGGATGCGCTCGGCGTCAAGGAGCAGCACCTCGTCCACGGCGTAGGCGCTGCCGGTGGTCACGACGACGGTCTCATTGTTGGGCAGGTTGGTGAGCGGCGTCTGCAGCGTCTGGCCGGTCGTGGTCTGCACCCGGCCGGTAACGATCATCCGCTCGCTGTCGATGCGCAGCACCGATCCGACACCGAGAGCGGCCGAGGCGGGGCCGTCGACCGTGATGGTCGTCGCGCTGGTACTGCTCACCGCTGCGGCGAGGGCGCCGGTGGGGGTTTCGTCGTTGCGGTAGCCCCACAACCCGGCGATGGCGATGTCGCGCTGCTGGGTACTGGAGCCGCCGAACGCCGCACTGGAGTCGAGGTCGATCTCGACGCGCGTGTACGGGGATTCTTCGCGGTTGTCGGAGCGGCGCAGGAAGTAGTCGCTGGCCGCGATCGTGTCCGAACCGGTGGTCAGCATGGTGATGGAGATGAGGTCGTTGCCGTCGAGCCACAGCCGCCACGGTCGCGCGTACTGCGCCGGCCAGTCGAAGTAGCGGGTAGCCACGGTCGGGGCGAACGTGCGGTGCAGGAGGCCTTCGACACGCCGTGACGCGTCCTCGACGGCACGGTCGACGCGGGCGTTGGAGCGGGAAGTCTCCTTGACGTCCAGCTCCTGCTTGACCTCCTCGCGAGTCGCGTACCAGGGGGCGGTCATGACGGCTCCGCCCCGAGGTTGGTGAGGAGCAGCCGCCACGGGTACGTTGCTGACGCGTACACCGTCTCGGTGCCGGAGCCCTGGTAGACCATGGCCACGGTGGCGTTGCCGCTGCCGTCGATCTGCCCGGCCTGCACCGTGAACTGGATCGTCGCCGTGGCCGCCGGGAAGCTCCCGGACTGCGGGTAGAAGCCCGGGTTGCCCTCGGTGAGGGGGCTGCTGGTGCGGGATCCGGCGTAGATGCCGATCGCGCCGAGGGTGGTGAGGAGCGCCAGGTCCAGGTAGAACCCGGAGCCGGTGCGCATGAAGTTCACGTCCGCACGGATCCGCTGGCCTGCGGTCGCTGCGATGGAGCACTTCAAGGGGGTGCCGCCGGATGTGGTGAGGATCGACCACGATGCGGCGGTGGCCAGCGCGATGTTCTCCACCGTGATGAACGCTTCGGCGCTGCGGGTGGTGGTGGCGACGTTCTGGTAGAGGGGCATCGGTCACCAGCTCGTCACTCGGGCGGCGCCCGTCGCTGATGCCCAGATGCCTTCGACGACACCGGAGTACACGGGCTGCGGGAACTCGTAGAAGGCGTCGGCGATGAGCTTGAGGGTGCAGCTGGTAGAGGTGGCGGTGGCACCGAACTTGACGTAGAGGATCGCGGAGGAGTCGTTCCAGATGGTGCGGCCCCGGGCGTTGCCCGTCGCGGCGAACAGCACGGTGCTGCTGGTCGCGCCGGAGACGTTGGCCAGTGTCGCCGCCTGGGGCCCGTTTACGCTCATCGTCGTCTCCTCTCCGCCTACGCGTGGGGTGTGGGTCAGTCGGTGGTGGTCGCGTCAGCTGCCGACGTAGCTTCCGTCTGGTCGCCATCCGTCGAATCGGCAGAAGAGTCGCCCGTCGGGGCCTTCTTCGAGCGGCTGGCCGTCTTGGGGGCACGCGACCGGCGGGCTGCTGGCTTCGTCTCGGGCTCGGTCGGCGGCGTCTCGGAGGATCGAGAGGAGCTGCTGCCAGGAGATGACTCCTCCTCGGTGCTGGAATCGGTCTCGGCGTCGTCCGGCTCGTCCGCAGGCTCCGGCTCGTCCCACGCCCCGGATGTGGCGATGACGGCACCGGTTGACGCGGTCAGGTCCGGGCCGGGCTCGGCGGCGTTGGTGGCCCCGCCGTGTTCGGTGATCTTCGGCATGTCCTGTCCCTGCTCGGCGAAATTGGTGGATCGGCAGTGCGGGCAACGCGGCAGCCCCACCGCAAACGGGGTCGTGCAGTCGCCGCATTCGTTCAGCGCCAACGTCAGCTCCTTCCGACACCGGGGACACCCGGACAGCCACGCGGCATACACCTGGCGGCAGTCCGGGCACCTCCAGCGCTCCGGCATGTCAGGCCGCCACCAGCGACGCGCCGTCATCCAGCGGCACCCACGTCACGACCCACGTGATCACCCCGTCGGTGCCAGCCGACACCGACTCGATCTGGCCGATGGACAGGACGATCGGGGCGCGCAGCGTCTCCACCGCACCACCGCGCGTCAGGTACGCCCCGCCCGCATCGCCCGTGAAGGACAGCAGGTCGCCGGCGGGTGTGTCGGTCGTGCCGATATCGGAGGCTGCGAACAGATCGCTGGTGGTGCCGGTCGTCGGGTTGTGCTGCAGCTTGTAGCTGTTGGCGACCGTCACCGCCGTGGTGACGATGCCGTAGATCGACGTGATCGCGACCTGCCCGCCCGCCACGGTGAACAGCGCCACCGTGGTCGCAGCGAGCGTGCCCGTGGACTTCGATGCCCGGTCGCCGAGGTTGAGGGTCCGCAGATCCGTACCCGGGCGCAGGACGCTCACGCGGCCACCACCGAAGCGCCATCCGAGATCGGCACGTAGGTGAGGTGCCAGGCGACGACACCGGTATTGGCGGCCGTGCCAACCATGCCGACGACCCCGTTGTTCAGGACCGTCTTCACAGACGCCAGTTGCGTGTAGGCCTCGGACGGCACGGCGGTGCCGCTGGACACGAGGAGCGTGGTGATGTCCGGGCCGATGTAGCCGTACAGCGTCCCCGCCGTATCCGAGGTGATCACGGTTGCGCCGCACAGGTTCGCGGCGGCCCCGATCGTCGGATCGTGATTGAGGTTGATGGACGTGGCCGTAGCCGACATGACCGTGGTGACCAGGCCGACGATGCCGGTGACCAGCACCAGGCCGGACACGGTGAACAGGTCGGTGGTGGCGTTGGCAGGAGATGCGGACTTGGTGACGTGGATGCCGAGCTGGATGGCCCGAACCTGGTCGCCCTGAATGATCGTGCTCACGTGTCAGCCCCCCGCTCAGACGGCCCAAGTCGGAAGGTTCTCCGGCTTGCGCTGTGACTTGAGGCCGGACAGAATCGCGAGGACCCCGCCGA